CAACGGTACGACGAGCTGTGAAGTCCATAATGTCAGTGAGAATAGGACGAGTAGCATAAGGGATCATGAGATTGGAGGTTTGGAAATTTCGCTGGATAGATCCATATCTGGCTTGGGTAAGCCAATTGACTTTACGGGAAAGACGGTTAATGGCCATCGCATTGCTGCGAGTGTATTTTCGGACAGTTCTCTTAACTTTCGGGACGGCAACAGCCTTTTTACGATAACGAGTAGAGCGAGTGCGAGTACTGCGACGAGTACTTCGGCGATGGGGTCGGGCATAGACCATGTCCGGAGTGGTTTACATAATACCAATATAAAAAAATTTCGGCAGGTTCCTCTAGTTCCTCTATTTGCCTAAGGAATCTTAAGGCAAATATCGGAGGGACGAATCGTAAAAGTCGAAGTGGGATTTTGGTTCGGGGGGTGGGGGATCCCAAGGACGGTACGAGATGACACGACGATTGTATACAGCATTGTTTGGGTCACGAAAGGGATGGCTGATGTTATGCAGAAAGATTCGGGGGACGCCGGGTGGTATTTCCACGTCATTATAACGCATTGAAATGGTGCCCCCATTTTCCACGTCCGTGATTTCCTTAGATTGCTCGGGATCTTTGCCCAGCATGGATATTTCGTCGAAGATGATGGGTTTAGTAAAGGTGCAGCGACGGAGACCTTCAAGGCTTCCTTTGACATATTCGTGATCGCCAAAGATGTACTTGGCGAATTGAGTCTTGCCAACACCGGCAGGGCCGGTAATGAGAAGAGAATGTGTCTTGGGATTCCAATGTGCAGGATAGAAGTGACGCTGATAAGGGCCTTCGTAGATGGTACGGGGGAAGACAGATCGTAGTCTTTTGTTGATGTTGTTGATGATATTGTGTGCATTTTTGCACATCTCCATGGGTTCCTTCTGCCAGAGGAAAGTAATGGCTTCCTCTGCAGTGGGTTGGGCGAGGGCGGTAGTCCATGAGTTGACTTCCCAGAAGTTGCTATCGTAGTCTTTGTGTTTTGCACAGTAGGCCATCCAGCCTTTGCCGGGGATGCCATCGATTATGTTGGGGTGTACACCGAAGATATCGAAGTGTCGGGGGTCAGATATGTCTAACTTGTCTGCGTATTTGATGTAAACATGGTAATGTTCGGTACCATTTTGGTGTAATTCACGACCGATGAGCCAGTCACAGCCTGGTTGTTCGAGCTTGATGAGGATGTCGGATTGGGATAGGGGGTTCTTGCAGTCGCAGTCAGGAACATGTTCAGGTGCAGTGAGTTGTTGACAACGGGGGTCGTTGCGAGGACATGAGTATGTAAGGCCAACAGCCTTACGTTGAATACGGAATCCACTGGATCGGGGCATGGTTGTTGGTGGTCATATATTTTTTTCAGGGGATGTTATTCTGATCACGAAAAGTTCAGAGGTGAGAACTTTTCTGGCGGCTGTCGGGATCCGCGTTGCCTCCAGCCTCCCGCACGCTCCGGCTGGAGGCAACTTGCGTTCCCGCCAGCCTGGAAAAGGAAGCCTAGTTCCATTTCAGTTACAAGGAGGATTGACCAATGGGGTCACGCCAACGTACTGTTCGAGAGCATTGGACAGAGACATTATTGGCTGGGTTACCGCTAGATAAGGTATCGCTGCAACTGATGAGAAGGTAGAGAGGGTCGGATTGAGGTACATTGAATGAACCATAATTACCATCTAGGACTTGTGATTGGTCTAAAGGTGTAGCTGGATCAGTGAGTTCCTGTGTACGGAGTTTACCCTTCTTGGGTTTAATTGTGAAACTCAGATAGCCTGAGTTACCAGTTACGGCAGGACCGGGGTTCTGGGCACCCCCACCAGGAGTAGGACCAGCATTACGAGACGAAGAAAGGTAGAGCCATTTAGTGGCCCAGACTTTCAAGTAAGGATTTCCACCTAATTTATTGAGCTCTGGATTTGCAAGATTGGTGAGTTGGTTGAGGGCAGTGGGCATAGAAAAGAGGGGTTGACCTGTAAGGGTATTACCAATTGCATGTGCTTTGACTGAGAATAGATCGACCCTAACACGGGTATCTGTGATAGAAGGATTTGCTTGGAAACGCATAGTGACATGACAAGATAAGGCAAGGTACTTACCAGTATCAACTATATCGGCATTCTGGGCTGCATGGAATATGTTAATGGAACGAGTCCAATTACCAACGTTCTGAAGGATGGGGACGGTTTGACTGTCATATTGGCCAAAGTTGGCACCATTAATAGTCGACCCACCAACGGTACGACGAGCTGTGAAGTCCATAATGTCAGTGAGAATAGGACGAGTAGCATAAGGGATCATGAGATTGGAGGTTTGGAAATTTCGCTGGATAGATCCATATCTGGCTTGGGTAAG